CAAAGCATCGATGTGCTCTTTCATGACGGTCTTCTTTGGATTTGCGTGTAGGGCGGCTTCTCGTTGTAAATGAAAATTGACGGGGACGGAAACACAAAAATTTTGTCCTCCCCCAGCCGCTCCTTCATGCAATGCAACGACGATGGCCTTTCCGGACTGTATCTGGTAGAGAGGGGACCCAGATTGGCCCGCCTCAGTGGAGCAGGTATGAATGAAAGCTCCAGGCTCAGGGGCATAGATCTTTTCAATCCTGCCCTCAGACGTAACAGTACCGGAAACGACAAAAGTTTTCTTCCCGATCTCCAATTCCCCGGTCTTCTGAGGGTTAGGCCAATTGGAGAAGGAATACGCCACGGTGTGTGGATACGCGGGGTTGGCCATAATTTTGGCTAGGCCTTTCTTTTCAATGATGTGCTCGGGCCCATAGGCACTGCGAAGCACAACTTTCTCGATGTTCCCCAACAAAGAATTGAACGGTGTCGCTACCGTCCATTTTTGCGCATCCATGGCGAATCCGTGCGAGGGCATCAAAACACAGGTGATGGTTGCATTGGCGGAGTTTCGCAATGTTACATACGCTCCGACAGATCCCATAGATTTGCCACCTTTGAAATCAACCCGCACAGAAACTGCACAGTTTTCGATTTTGACCGATCCTTCAACCGCAGCTTCACGCTGCGGCAGGGCTGTGGGCCGAGGATAAGAAACCTCCGCTGCTTTTCGCGCTCGCTGAAATGTGTTCCAGTTTTCTACCGCATCTTGCAACTGAATGTAGATGAGGCGCAACACGTTCTCCCGATTACGAATCGGAAGAGACAACAACTCTTCGGCGAACTCACGTGCCTGTATTGGGCACTCTCGCAAAGGCTCATAGATTGGCACAAAGTACAACCTCGCAAGGATGTCATTGGTGATACCAAACCATTTCAGCTCTCTTGGCAGCTGGGCCACATTTTCGACTTCGAGGCTCATAGAAAGAACGCAGTAACCGAACCTGGCCGTAGCCATGTTCTCACTGAGCACCATATCGTAAAAGCCGACAGTGTTGAAGGCTTGCAACGAAACAGGAGCGAGTGACTCTCGAACTTTTGGGGGAAGGTATGTGAGGCGCCGGTTGACCAATCGGACCACCCGCGCTGTTTCACGTCTACCACCCATGTATTCCATGAGTTGGTCTTGCTGTTCTGCGCGATCTCGTTCGCGCTGACGTTGTTCAAGAAGGTCTTCTTGAGCCACGATGTCTTCTTCATCATAGTCCGCCCAAGCGCCAATGTTCTTCCCCCAACCAGGGGGGTTGACACCAGCAGCCCACAAAGCGGCTTCATCGATGTCGAAGCCTTGATCGTCGTCCGCGGCAGCTCGTCCCAGTAGGAGACGCGCTTGATCATCATCAACGATGATGTCATCAGGATCGGGTGGACCCTGCTGCCTCTCAAGCCTAGCATCCACTGCCGAAGCTCGGATGACATGCTTGATTTTCCTGCCACCAGC